AAAATAAAAAAGAAAAAAGAAAACAATCAAAAAAACAGCAAATAAATCAATGAAAAAAACAGCAAATAAATCAATGAAAAAAACAGCAAATAAATCAATAAAAAAAACATAAATTGATTTTTTTTTATTTTAATTCAAATGGATTAGTGTTTCCGTTTCAAGAAAATGTTTCAATCCGCCATTTCCCCTATTCGTGACACGAAGGGTGATGACACCGTCAACGTTGTTTCCACGCCATGCTTTCCAGTTTCGCCTTTGCCTGCCGCCACCAAAACCAAGTTGTGCCTTCGTTTATTTGAAGATTCGTCATCAGTCAGCTATTCGTCGGAATGGACCACCGATTCTTCATCGAATGACTGGACCACCGACTCTGAAGCCGAGTCTGAGGAATCAGAAATTCCATTCCAGTGGTCTGCCACACCATAATGAGTATACCATATAGTATAGACCAAAGAAACAAAACAAACAAAAAAGGAAAAATCGAGTGTTCAAGGCTGTAGTGGTATTGGGACAAAAAACAAAAAATATAAATTGATTTTTTTTAAGATATGTTGATGTCATATAGTTTCATCCAAATGGCGCAAGTGAACAACCCTCACAACGAATGTGTTGAATATCTTGACGAACTCGCGAGCGTAATTGGACGTTTAGACGACAAGACTCGAAAGTTGTTGGTAGAAAATACAAAATTGAGAAGAAACAACGAAGAGTTGAAAACGCAAAATGAAGAGTTGACAAGCGAGATTGTTGAAGATTTGAAAAGTGACATTGAAGATTTGAAAAGCGACATTGAAGATTTGACAAGCGAGAATGAGAAGTTGAAGAAACAACTGGCAGAGTTCAAGGAAAAGATACGGGAGCTGAACTTCGTCTTGAAAATTTTGGGACACCCGCAGCCCGATCCGGAGGACTGAAATTGTGAACTTGAATGTGAACTACCGTCCTTTAGTATAGTGTTGACTTACTTCAGAGAGATAATATAACAACTAACTAATAGAATCATATTTTTTTCAATAATTTAATATTTAATAATATTTATTAAATTTAATAATATTTATTAAATTTAATAATATTTATTAAATTATTAAATTATTATAATATATTAATCAAACATGCCAGTTAAAAAACAAGCAGGTGGTACAAAAGTTAGCGAAAGGTTGTCAGATGGAACATATCGTGTGCTGAATCATAATGATCACGTTATAGAAAAGTTGCTGGCAAATTGCGATAATATAGATATACTATCGTGGACATCATTGGGTGCATTTCTTTTTAAAGTGAAAATACGTCCGGGCACAATTATGCTACGAAGTCAAGTGTACGGACATTTAGATGATATAAATGATACAAGTATCCCAACGCGTCTAACCCGCGAAGAACATGAGGATACTCCAGAAAATGTAAATCTGGGTCAACAAATGCATTCATTTGTTATAAAATTTGCATTTATTTCCAAAACATCTGGATATTTAGATGACAGATATACCCCCCCCTTAAAACCAAGTATGATATTAGATATAGGATTCGATAAAGCCAAAGTAACCGAAACTGAAGCAAAGCGTGAAGCATCCAAGCAACAATTTGTGCATAAAAAAATGTTGTGTTGGGATGGCATTACTCCGTTTAGTCCCGATATAATTAGCAACGAAATAATGTCATCTAATAAATTTAGAGCGATATTTTCAGCCGCAGAAATTAAACAACGGAATCTAGGGAATCTAGATTTTATTAGTGTTGTCGATTGGATATATGCCCAACTCGCAAAGGATCCCCGCCTCAAAGTTAGTTTAACTGTCATGGATTTAGTAGAAGGGCGTACGCTACATGAAGAATCTCAAGTAATACGTCATTATGAATATTCCGATTTATGTTTACAAGCAGTAGCAAAAGTGATTATTCTTGCAATGAAATGTAGTGCGTGTCCGCGCGATCTTCATAATAATAATTTAATGGTTGTTAGTGTTAAACATTTTTTGCTCATTAAACGACGAGTAAACGTAATCGATTATGGGGGAGTATTAATTCTAAACGATAGTTATGATTATGATATTGTGGTGTCCAAATATGTTGAATTTATAATGACAGGAGAAGTTATTACAGTAGAAGCAGTAAAAGAAGAAGAAGAAGATAGAGCAGTCATAGTTCCAGTTACAGATTTAGGTTTACAACAAATCGAATCATTTTTCAACATGAAAAATATACGTCCAACAGACTCTATAGATACAAAAAAAACTAAAATTATGAGAGCATTTGTAGCAGAAGTTGATTTTGTACGTTCATTTTCAAAAATAGAAAATGATTCAGTACTGTGGTCCAAAGTAAGAGACGATAATTCGGAATCTTATTCCATAATGCATCGCATACTTATGGTAATGTCGATTATTGATATTTTACTAAATAGACAGCTCATGTGTGGTGATATTTTGTATTATTTATATCGTCATAGCGGTTATTTCAAAAATGATGCCTTGTCTTTTTACAAACAACATAATATTGATTATAATACAGAACTACTTACCAACCCAGACTTGTCTAATAGATTCAAAGCATTACACAAACATCTAATAGAAACAATAAGCGAATGTGTCCTACCGATAGCGTCAGGTGTTTCTGCTCTCGTCGCAGCATCTGAATCTGCTCTCGTCGCATCTGAATCCCCTCCGCAAAAAATACAAACTTTAGCTCCACCTGATCTATTTGGATATTTGAAAAAACATCCAATAGTTGTAGGCGGGAATAGTAATAGACACCGCCGCACTAGGAGACGAGTTGTTGCGCGCAGACACTCAATAAAACGTACAAATAAGCGTAAAAACAAACGTAAATATAAAAATAAAAAATAAAAAAAACAAAATGAAAACAAAATGAAAAAAATCAAAAAAAAATCAATGAAAAAAATATAAATTGATTTTTTTTATTTTATATTTGGTGCATGTAGGCTTTCTTTCTTCAGACGACAATGGCAGCTCGTTTACCACCTCACACTACAAGATACATCAGGTCTTCCGCTCTCAACAAATGCGGTTTACAAGGCGATCGCATTTACATTCCAGCGTTCAAATCAAGAGACAAAACAGCGGATGAAGTCATTCCTCACTGGACTCCCGGCGTTATTTCATTCTTCGATACACCAATTGAATTCGATGAGGAATGGTTTCACATGCTCGTCCGGGATGCCAATGACCTTGACGATCCACGCGTTATTTACCGCGACGGTGACAGTTTCATTAAAAATGTTTTGACTCCCAATGTCGAACAAATTTGCGAAAACGTTTGCATTCCGCGCGGAAATGTTGATGGTTCGCTCATTGAAATGTACATTGCCGGCGCAAACATGAGCACCAGCGAGTCCGTTCTCGAAACATGGCAAAAACTCGTTGTTGAAACGATACGTCGTCAACTGTCAGAAACATCATCCGATTCGGATTAAGCATTCTCAAAGAAGTATTCAAAAAACAAAACCAACATAAAAAAACAGAAAAAAACAGAAAAAACATAAAAAACATAAAAAATATAAAAAAACAGAAAAAAAACAACAATAAAAAAACTTTTTTTTAGTATAAATAATAAATTGAAAAACTTTTTACATGTTATGATTTTGCAGGGTTACAAAAAAATGGGTCAATGTGCTTCAAAGCGGGCGGCTTCAAAGCAGCGCGAGTTCAACAAGTCAATAAAAGAGTTGAGTTCTAAAAAAGTATGGATGATGGTAAAAATCGAAGAATTTGAAGCGTTACAAAACTCGGCATCCGAGTCGCAAAAAGACATTGACAAGATGAGAAAGCAGTTTCTGTGCCAATCCACTCTTCTCAAGGAAATAATTGATGACATGTTGAAATTGCAAAACAATGAAAATGAAGAACTGAAACAGCGAATACAAAAACTTGAAACTGCATTTGCTGCAAGCGCAAGCTCGTTGGCTCAATCATCATCCACGTTGGCGGTGACTACTGTTGCTGAAAATAATAAACACTTTGTATAATAATGAAATTATTTAATTATTAACAAGAAAAATATAAACCTTTTTTCAAATGTAAGTAACAGTAATATTGGTAGCTCCGAAAAAAAATAAAATCGGACTGCCTGATATACCTAGAGTATTTACTGTTGCTATAGTAACAGTTGTCAATCCTGAATCAACGAACGCATCATCACCAATGCTTGTAACTGAATTTGGAATTGTAACTGATGACAATGAAGTGCATTCTGAGAACGCAAAATTACCAATGCTTGCAACTGAACTGCCAATTGTAACTGATGACAATAAAATGCATTCTGAGAACACAGCGATACCAATGCTTGTAACTAAATTTGGAATTGTAACAGACAACAATGAACTGCATTTTGAGAACACAGAGTCACCAATGCTTGTAACTGAACTGCCAATTGTAAAAGATGACAATGAAGTGCATCCTATGAACATAGCATCCATAATACTTGTAACTGAATTGGGAATTGTAACAAATGATAATGAAGTGCATAATGCAAACGCAGCTTGTCCAATGCTTGTAACTGAATTGGAAATTGTAACAGATGACAATGAACTGCATTTTGTGAACGCACCCTCACCAATGCTTGTAACTGAATTGCCAATTGTAGCTTTAATTATTTGAGTCGGATTGGGGAGTTGAGATATTCCTATGTCGGTGTCATCTATCGACCCATTTGGGATAGAAGTTATAGTAGTAGATTTGTAAGAAAAATTGGGCAAATCTGTATCTAATGTAAAAATATTTCCATTCAAATTAAAAGCATTTCCTTGAGTTACATTATATACAAGAAGAGTTGCCGAAGGAGGAGTAGGAGGAGGAGTAGGAGGAGGAGTAGGAGGAGGATAATTTCTACCTATATTCCATCGTGAATACACATGAAATCCGCGTATAGAATACCAATCAGCCGGAGATTTATTAGACATTTATTTTATATACTAAAGTATCATTTTATTTTATTAAAAAAATAATAATAATAATGTAAATTTCATATACTGTACAATATAAATTGATTTTTTTATTACTATTTTGTTTATTATTATTGCAGACATGCATTTATCAAAGGAGCGCCGATATTTGTTGAATAGTACAATAATTCGCGAAATCAGCAGACGTGAACGATACCATCACAAAAAAATAATACAGGCAGAAAAAGACGCGACGGGAGTTTCAGGATCGGCGGAAGCACTCGCATTACACATCCCAACTGGAAAGGTAACAACAATGACACTATATTCAATCGGCACCAATCCATTTTACCATTATTGGACAATGGATAAGGACAGAGGAGAGTGGCTTCCACACAAATTCGACAAGGATGTTGCGAATGCGGCTCTTGTGGATGTTCGCATATTTTCAAAAGAATTCATCGACGCAATGGATGCTCTGTATAGCATAATGCAACAAGCAAAATGCGTAACCGATCGCGAATATGAAGACACATTCAAACAAGTTTTCAGCGCATCGTACAACATTGGCAGGTTCTATTTCGAGTGGGAAAAAACTCATTTTGGAGTTACAAAAGTTTGCGACAAGTGGCACCAGCTCATTCTGAATGAATAAAAATAAAATAAAAATAAAAACCAAACCATTTCATTTTTTATGAAAAAGTATTCAAAAAAGTAGAAAAAAACAATGAAAAAAATATAAATTGAAAAATTGAAATCTTATCTTACATTCATCAGTGTTTCCCATCAAGTTCATACCCATCTACGAATAATGCAATTCATTGCTGACGCTACTGCCAATCTCGGTTCATCTGTTGCTGCTGCTGCTGCTGTTGCACAGTTAGTCAGCAATGAAGTTGAATCTTCTGCTCCTGTTCAAGCCATCAAGAAGCTTACCGCCGGTCAAATCATCAAAAAAATGCAAGGTCTCGAATCCGCACTCTCCATTCTGAAGGAGCAGCTCATTGCTTCCTGCGTGATGGACAAGAACGGTGAGGCAATTGAAAAGAAGAGAAAAGAACCCAAAGAAAAAGAACCCAAAGAACCCAAAGAAAAAAAAGAAAAAGAACCCAAAGAACCCAAAGAGAAGAAAGAGAAAAAAGTCAAAGAAGTTGTCATCGTCGATGAAAACGAAAAGAAACAAAGCAAAATTCCAATGCCGTGGACCGGTGTTGTGGATTACGCCACATGCGTTGCTCTCAAACCTATGTACGGTTTGTTCATCCAGTGCGGCAAACCACAGGACATGTCAGACGACGGTTTGATACAATTCAACCATGACGGCAAAGATTGCGGATTTTGCGCCGAGTGTTTTGCAAAGTGTGATGAAAATGGTCACAGTCCTGTCGGAACGGTTCAAGACCGTCTTGCATGTGCTGTCGGACAATTCGTTCACGTCGCAACCGGCAAAAAAGAAAGTCACTACCTCGACGTGATTACCAAAATGAACATTACCAAAGAAGAAGCGCTTGAAGCTGCCGAAAAACGTGGAGTTCAAATTCCCGAGTGGATGTTTGAACCCATTGAAAAGAAACGCGGTCGCCCCGCCAAGATGGATGTGGCATCCACGTCTGAAAAGGCTCCAAAGCCAGTGAAGGAGAAAAAGGAAAAGAAAGAAAAAAAGGAGAAAAAGGTTGCAAGTGTGGAAACCGCCGACACCCCAGAAAAAGCTGATGGTGTTGAAAAGAAAAAGCGCGGTCGTCCTGCCAAAACAATTCAGCAAACAAATGTTGCCGAGAGTGACATGCGCGAACTGATTTTGCAAGCTACGGCTGCGAAGAAGAAACGTTTGTCGTTTGACCCAAGCGACGCGGAAATCGCTCCTGTTCCCATTCAGTTTGACGATGACGAGGACGATGAAACAATGTCAGCAACCTCTGCGGACAACGAGGTTTCAGGAGGAGGGGCAGCAGGAGCTGCTGTTACCACCAATGATGACAACAACGACGACATCTTTGACAAGGATGGGTTTTTGTTTGAATCTGATGAGGAAGAAGAACAAGAAGAACAGCAGCAGCAGCAAGAAGTTGTTGTTGCCCCTGCCCCCGTCGCCGTTCCGGAAAAGAAGGAAAAGAAGGACAAGAAGGAAAAGAAGGACAAGAAGGAAAAGAAGGACAAGAAGGACAAAAAAGTGAAGGCTGACAAGGAGGATGGTGAGGGTGAGGAAGCTGCTGACAAGAAGAAGAAGTCGAAAAAGGCGGAGAAGAAAGAAGAAGTCGTCGCTGCTGCCGCTGAGCAGGTTCGAGTCCCGAAGGAATCGTGCATACCAGGATTCTATATTGAAGATGCGCAGGAGGAAGAAGAAGAGGAAGAACTCGAATGCGAAGAGTATGAATACGAAGGAGAATCATACGGCTTGTCGCCCAACGGAGACCTCTACACCCAAGAAGGCGAACATGTCGGGAAAGTTGTCGATGGCGAGGTCATCTTCAACCGCGCCGCAGTTGCTTCCAAGCGTCGCTAAATCACATCAATCAGAATTCAGAATTGATGTGAGGTAAAAAGGTAAGGGAAAAAAGGTAAGTATTTTTTTTTTGATAAAATGATAAATAAAGGGAATAATCAATTTCAGACTCGCATAAATGCGCCAATTTTTCGAGTTTTACGAACACTATTATCATTTGCATTTGTTCTTCTTTTTAATAGTTTTGATTTTGATGTAAGTCGTCGTCGTTTATCTTTTAATGTGGCGCGATGTTTATTGCGACGAGTGTGCATGTGCAACTTGTGTGATTTACGGGATTTATTTTTATTTTTAAAGAATAGTTTTATATAAAATAGTATTTTCTCTCCAGTTTTTTTATAACTTTGAATCGCGCTAGATTCGCCACTAGAACCAACGGGCGTATTTAATGAAATAAAATTCGATTCTTGTAAATTAAGTGTTGCAATTCTTTCATTTTCATCATCATTTACTCCCATTCTTTTTTTTATGGATTTAATGAATTTCTCTCTATTTTCAGGAAGAATATTTTTCCCAAGATTACTATCAAGGTAACGTTTTATAAGCGTCGACGTTGGAAGGGTTTCAACATATGGTTTCACATTAATGTACAAGACATTCGGGTGTCGCATTCCCGGATGATCCAAATCATCTACAAAACAAATTTGAGATGTTTTCGGAATATTCGCAACGCGAACAAGGTCATCGTATGTTTTATTTTGCGTTGTTCGTCCTTCCTGTACAATTTTCCCATTCACTTTAAATGCCGCAATAATCTGGTCAAACACTTGCGTGCCAACCTTATAGTCAAAATATTTCGAAATATTTGCAACCCATATTCGCGGTCCTTGATTATTTGTATATATAATTATTCCTTTACATGCACCTTCACTCCTCTTTTCAGAAACATATTTTAAAATTTCAATCATGTTCGGGCGAATGAACTCGGGATACAAATCTAAAAGTTCGTTGAAGTTGTCAAACACAACTCGAGAGAAGTCACTATAATAGTTATTAAGTGCATCGACAAATGCTCCAAATTGTGAAAAGTAGCCCAGCGTTTCGTCGACATCAAATACTGCATAGTTTTCATCTAATTGTGAACCTCCTATTTCTAACATGGTAGCGTGTGGTGTGTTTTGTGTCTTACGACTATGTGTCTATTAATATATGCATATAAAATATTTTTCACGCATATATTTATTTATTATACAACTAGAGTTGGTTTGTTGTTCTATGCCTACTTTTTCGTCCATGTCTTTTTCTTTTTTCTATTCCTCTGTCTTGTTTTTCTTAAACTTTTACGTCGTGACCTTATCCTTTTTTTTGCCTTACCCCCCCTTCCGCCTGTTGCCGCCTTTTGTTCCTCCCTCTTATTATCCCTAGCCGTTTCACTTCCGCTCGCCCCCATCGCCGCTGACACCGACACCACCATTGACGCCACCACTACCGCCGCCACTGGCAACGCCGCTGCCGTCACCACTACCGCCGCCGCTGGCGCCGCCACTGCCGCCGCTGTCCATGCCGGTGGAATCGCCATTATAAATAAATAATAATTATTTTATAATATTATTTTATTATAAAATAATGAATTTAAATAAATAAACCATATAAAACATCGAATTTGTCTAAACGCGGTCAGATGTCAGATTATAAGAACATTTAAAAAATATTTTTATTTACACGAGTTGGAAGCGAGTGTCCAAATAAAATCATATATGCTAAAGCTAATGCTGCAAGTAGCATACTCCTGTCTTGTGCTACATCATACGACTGTTTCAGTATGAAAACCATAAATAAATATAATAAAAGTCCAAACAAAATGGAATGAAAAAGATGATTCATGGCACCGTGCATTTTCAAATAATTAAAATATTATACATTGTCAAAATATTTTAATTATTTAAGTATTTAATTTAATTATAACCAATATTATTATTTTTATTATTTTATGTTTCAATAAGGAGAATCTACGCGTAAAAATCTTCTTTTAATTTGATGTGAATCATTCTTACACATTTCCATTATTACCGAAGCCCTCATCATTTGAAGTTCATTTTTTATGCATTGAGTTTCAATTGTGCTAAAAAGCTCATTATTTAATAGATGGTCGTACACAACATCAAACCCTTGTTTATTTACATTAATTTTCAAATTGTTACTACTTCCATCATCATAATCATCGTAATAATCGTAATATAAATGCTGTGGATAATTTGCACAACTCAATAATGCGACCAACCCGCCATTTTTTGAAACCGCTTCATTACCATGAAACAACGCACAAATTCCGTCTTCATTGATGTGGTCACTCATATCCGCATTGATGCATGCAGTTATTCTCTCCATTTGATCCGTAAAAATATCAATTTGAGCGTTGTACGCGTCTGTATCTGCATCTGATTTGATAATATATGTTTGTTCCATATTCTCTATTTTATTTTTAATGTCGGCTATTCGGCAGTGTCCAATCCTCTTATAAGCTCCCACAATTGCATTGTTAAAGGCGGATACCCATGCTTTCAAATGAACGTTGTTATTCGAATCTGACTCCATTATCAATAATACTATAAAATTTATAGTATTGTTTCTAAGCCTAAATCAAATATATATAATAGGGGAACTACGTTCCCTTGAGGAGGGGTCAGAGGGGAACGTAGTTCCCCTGTTTAAAAGAAACTTCCACCCAGATGTTCATTTGCAGCAGCGGGTTCAAATTCGGCAATCATACCTGGCGGCATACCTGGTGTTGATGCTCCTATCAAATGATTTGGCTGCACCTGATACATGGCGTTGAAATCAGGCGACCGTTGTGCTGAAAGTTGCGGCGGAGGCGGTGGTCCGTTCAATGCGTATGCGGCTTGTCCGGATAACGGCTGAGTGACTCGAACTTGACCCCCTTTTTGTTGATCTTTGTTACCATTGTATCCTTCTTTCAAGCTGGATTTTCCTTCCACCATTTCTTCAAACCTTTCGATAAGAATGAGGGTTTTCGCACCCAACTTGTGTTTGGACATGGAAATGAAAATAAACAACAGGATGAGAATAATTTGAACAACGCTAAAATCGCCATATTTCAATCCACTATACGTCGGGAAATAATTAATGATTCGATTGATGAAATAGAATGAAAACAGAATAAAGAACAATTGTCCAAACATTTCTGCTAAAATAACAACAGAGCCCTTTTCTTCGTCAATGTCTGGAATGTAATAGTGATTAATATAAAGAACGATAATGACCGGAACTATCGCCATCACCGTGTACTGAACAATATTCAACAGAAAAGATTGCTCATAATCTCCCATCTTGAACACATACTTGAAAAATCCTTCTGTTTTTTTGGTAGAATCGGATATTGCATCTTCAACGTCTTCCATTATAGTATATTTTCTTATATGATTTATAAACAGAAATTAAAATAAAAAAAACAAATTAAATTAACTAAATAAATGAATATTGTTAAACTAAAATAAAATTAAGATAAAAAAATAAAAACTGGAAACAATTTATACTAAGAAGAATCAAAAAGAATTTAGTAAAAGTAAATGCTGCGTAAAAAAAAGAACTGCACTGGAAAAAGTGAAGAGTATCAATACTTGGAACTGATAAATGATATTTTAGAAGAAGGAACAATGGAAGAAGGTCGAAACGGGCTAACAAAAAGCATATTTGGAGCCGCCATGCATTTTTCGTTAGAAAATGGAACCATCCCCTTACTTACAACGAAGCGAGTTGCATGGAAAACATGTTTAAAAGAGCTTTTTTGGTTTATAAGGGGTGATACAAGTAACGAGAATTTGCAAAAAGAAGGTGTTACCATTTGGAACGATAATGCATCTCGCGAATTTTTAGACAGTCGAGGACTGACAGAGTTGCGCGAAAATGACTTGGGTCCTGTGTACGGTCACCAGTGGCGCCACTTCAATGCGCCTTATACAACGTGTGATGACAACTATGATGGCAAAGGAGTTGACCAGCTGGCGCAAATTATAGAATGCTTGAAGGATCCGCTTCAGCGCACATCACGCCGAATGGTAATGTGTGCATGGAATCCGTGCCAACTGAATGAAATGGCGCTTCCACCGTGTCATATTTTGGCACAATTCAATGTGACGAGTGGAAATAAGTTGTCGTGCTGCATGTTTCAGCGCAGCGGAGATGTTGGTTTAGGCGTTCCTTTCAACATTGCTTCCTATAGTTTTTTGACGCACCTTTTAGCAAAACATTGCGATTTGGAACCGTTTGAATTTATATATTATTTGGGAAATGCGCACATATACGACGACCACATTGAAAGTTTAGAAGAACAGGTGAAGAGAGAACCGTACACATTTCCAAAAATAGTTATTGATAAAAAATGCAATTCAATCGAAGAATATAATATTGGCAATGTAACTATAGAAAATTATATATGCCACGAAACAATTAAAATGAAAATGCGAAAATAATATAGAAATAAAATATTATTTAAGTTATAAATTATAATTAATGAGTAGTAACGCAGCATTATCCGCCGCAAGACGACGAAGGTCGAATCCGTTGAGTGCTGGAAACGTGGGTGGACCGGGTGTACCAGGTGGACCGCCAGCAAATCGCATTCTTCAAAGAATGGGCGGTGCACCCCAAGCTCCTCAAAGAATGATGACTCCACAGTTTCAACAACAACAACAACAACAACAACGACCTGGACCTTCGCAGCAGCAGCAAATGAGACGACCGCCGCAGCAGCAACCACCGCAGCAGCAACAAAAAATGCAACAGCAAAATGCACTTCCTCCCCTTCCTCCTCCAAATAAAAATGCCGGACAGTTGTTTGGCATTCCGCTTCATCCACTCATCATGTTTCAAACGCACGACAATAAATTGAATGAACACGACCTCATGATCAACGATTGTTTTGACCAGTTGAAAGAGATTGAAACCCGGTTAGTTGTTGTTGAAAGCAGTGGTGGTGGTGGTAATCATCCAGTTGTGACAGCGGAACCGCCAACAAGTTCAGGCGCAGCAGCAACAGATTTGAATGAACTCATGAATGATGGCGTATTTATAAACGGCATTGTTGATAACATAATGACAACAACGAACTTTGCATCGATTGTGGAGAACATTATTCCCTTGAAAGAAGAGAATGAAATGTTGAAACGGCGCATATCAGACCAGGAAGCTAAAAGCGACCAAATGCACATGTTCATTCAACATTTAGAAGAACGTTTGAAAAGCATTGAAAATGAATTGTCTCAGCCATATGAGGAATTTCCAGCGCCAACAACAGCTACAGAAGCCGTAGCGGAAACGGTGGTAGAAGCAGCTAGCGTCGCTGAACTAGTAGCCGAAAGCATAAATGATATAATTTTGTCAACTGCGACCACGAGTTCGACTGCGAGTTCGACCGCGAGTTCGACACTTGCGTGATGATGCCGCCGCCATCTTTCGAAAACCGCCACTAAAATAATTCTCAACATCAGCGCCACTTGCCACGTGTTTTATAATGGGCTTAATACATTGTGACTGCACTACCTGGAAAAAATCAGCAGATAAACACGATTTTGTTAAAGGCTCGAGTGCGCGTTCAATAATGGGAAGAGATTCAGGCTTCAAGTATGAATCCACTTGATTCACTATCGGATCATTCAATCTGGACGTGATTGTGTTTATTCGCGTAGTTTTGGTTTTTCTAGAAAAAATAGATGAAAAGCTTTTACTCGCTTTAAATATTCCAATTCCACTTTTAGCGGTGCCGGTCAATTTCATATTCTCTAACAACGCATTTACTGACTCGGATGAAAATATAATATGAAATATTTTATTTGCTTTTTCGGCGCGATTAATACTAACATTATTGCATACAATTTCTTTTATTTTTTGAAATCCATTCGTTTCTGTTAAATATTTCGTAAGTATTTGAATTGCGCGTGAAACAATTTCTTCCTTTTTTTTTATCCTACGATTTGTAGTTGTTGTCATAATTTATAATATATATATAGATATATTATAAATGAAGAAAAATTTAGGAAGAAAAAAATCTAGGTCCTATGCAATGAAAGGGGGTGCGGGTCCGTATGTGTATGAAAGAGGAGTTACACTTACCCTAGATAATCCATACACTCATTTTGCAGTTAATTCTAATGACGATGGTACATATAATTTTAATATTCCAGATAAAACAACCGGTAGTTTTTTTTCAAAAAAAACAACACCTGCTGTAAATTTTACAAGTTTTTGTGAATTATATCAATATTATCAAGCAAATAGTCCAATATCATGCATTCAACAACAATTTTTAGGTAAAGATGGTACTCGTTACAAGGCACCATCTTTCGTTGATATTTTAGGATTTGTACTATTACTCATGGGAACTCAACAAAATACAGGAGGAACCATGAACTTAGATGATACCGAATTTTTTAAAATGGTATGTAACTTATTATTGTTAGTGGTGAATAGAGGACCCATTTGCGAGGACCAATCTGGACAACTATTGATGAGTCTTAGTTTGAGAGAAGAGATTTTAAAACAAATAAAAAAAAAATTTTTGACATCATTTACAATTCATGAAATGGTAACTCTTCCTATAACTAGTTTAGATAAATCTCAAATAGATAGATTATTAGGATTATTTAAAAAAGTATTATTTTTTTATAAATACGACACATTACCATTATCAAGTTATTTGACTTTTGAAATCATGTCTACGACTCCTGATAAAGCATTCAGGGCGTTTGGGGCATCAACAACTATTGATAGTGAGAAATTTAAGAACGATATCAAAGAGCCATCCAATAAATTTAGAAACAACTCAAAGTTGTATACAAACGATGCATTAGAGTCAGGACCAGGCATGGCCTTGGGAGGAAGAGGAAGAACAAGAGTAAAGAGAACTAACAAAAATAGAAGAATGAGAACGAGAAGAAGTAGAACTAGAAGAACAAGAAGAAGATATTGAAAAGATTATATTGATAAATAAAAATAAATAAACATAATAGGATATGGTATATATAATGTATATATACTATATACAATAACACTTGAAAAAAGAATCAATAATGTCAAAACCAGATTCATATGATGATAAAATGAACATTGAAGATGTTTTACACAGTCTTGATAATGACAGAAATTTATCAATATCGAAATTAACATATGATAAAATAAATAATATGAAATACAACATGCTGGAGCGTCTTGGCATGAATGACGACGAATTGGAATCAATGCTGCACAAACTGGCAGATTACAGGTATGTTGAAGAACTTCAAGACATTCAACACGGCGCGTTTATTCGATACATACCGCTAACTTCTAAAAATGGAGACAATAATAGTGACATTATTTTGAAAAATGGCGGCTTTATTTGCGACATTAAAATACTCGGTTCCGGCGTTCATCTGCTTTGCAGAAACCATTTTCGAAAAATATTCCAACTCAAACTTGATGAAGTGCTTATATTTCAAAAACTCAGCAACCAAGAAGAGATAATTCTCTCCGTATTCGACTATTTATCTAAAAATAAATAAATCAATAATTCATTCATTGTGTCTTAAATTACAATCTTATTTGGAGTTTTTTTTAGGTGAACTAGACCAGGAACGTCTGTTGTCTCGACATATTTTATAGGAATGTATTCCACCGTTATTGCGTGAAGAGACTTTATCGACTCTTTTGAAAACTGTTTAACGAGTCCAGCTGCGCGTATGATTGCGTCCTTGTCATATTTTGTTGCCGTGTGTTTTGTGTTGTCGTACAAAATGCCGTGTGGACTTGAAAATCCATTCCCAACATGAAACCATAGTGCATTCTGATTCATTTTTTTTGTGCGTGAAACGATCGCCTGATTCTGTTCTTGTGTTCTTCCAACCAAAATGGTATACTTGTCATTGAATTTTTCAGTGTACATTATTTATTTGCCAAGTCAAGTTGTTGTATTGTATATATAGATATATAGTATATATAGTATGAAATATATATATGTAATTTTATCAATTTTTATTAATAAGATTACAATGGTCTGAATAAAATATAATATTGAAATTAATAATTATTATAGTTACTAATGCGCGGCTTATACACAGTACAGTCTATCTGTTCTGTCGACGCCCACGCCCCGCCCCACATTATGCGCAATAAGCCGACTCAATTCCAACCACTTTGTGAATTGTAGCTCCCCTGATAAAATTTAAATTGAACAGTATCGCGTGTAGTTACAGTAACATCTACAGGTAATGTATAATCCCATGTTTCATCTCCAAAATTGTATCCAGTAAAGTTTCCTGTATAACTAGTACCACCATTATATGTAAATGAATACGTACCTACATTACCATTACCAGTAAAAACATTAACTGAACCAGACGTAGTGTTATAATATTTAGTAACATATGCTGCAAAAAATCTAAATTGTAAAGCAATTTCATTATTACTAGCATAATTAGTATCATACCATTGTTGATCTGGATTCCAATATTCAATGTTGGCATTTGATGTATCATTATTAATTATTCTAGTCTTCCAATCAGAACTACCTGTTCTAATATAAAATGCGTTATACGCGGTCGTCATCGTTAAATTAATATACGCATTCGTTCCCAATACCTTCACTTTGTAAGACAAAATTCTCGTGTTACTTGTGCTGTTATAAAATTCTTGTTCAGACATTAAATTTTGAATATTCCAAATACCATTATCTTGATAAATTTTAACAATATTTGTTGTAATCGCTGTTGTCATATCTGAATTTAATAATTCATATTGCAATTCCGATAACATTGTTGTTGTTGGTATAGGAAGCCCATCCGTCCCATTAATTTTAACAACATCATATTTTGCAAGGTTAAAAACAAGGGTTGTTGTCGAAGCATCATCCGCCTGCCAATGCGTTGGATTTTCGTCGACTGAACCATTTAAATTCATCAAACATGGTTTTACTGTGTATTTTGGTATTTGCGTTGTGTCTATAGGTTCTACAGTTGATTTGTCTTTTGTATATTTTCCATTTATTGTGGTTCTGAAATCGTTTAGTTGTTTTACATGTTCTTTTAATTCATCGTATGGTTTAAACGCATTTCCGCCATTTAATTGGTATTTAAAAGCTCCACAAGCCATATGGTCAACTACAATAATTTGACTAATTTTGTGTAAAGCATAAGAAATCTCAATGTGATCGTTTACACATTCGGTCCAAAGAGTAGTGGTTTTTCCTGTTACCACATTACAACTAGTATTATAGCCTAAAGCTGCGCCTGCTACAATGAATTCATCATATTCATTTAATAGATTAATACTATTTAAATATGCGACAGCTTCGTCTATTAAACGAAAATCAATGCAAGTAATTACAAATGCTTTTGCAACATGATTATCGTGAATCGCCTTCTCACCGACCGCCTGATCACCGCCCGATGACAAAGCAGGATTTGGGGAAGGAACTGTATCGGTGCTTGTCTGCACAGTTATTGAATTGGTAGCCGACATGGAACTGCCCATTTTACAGCCTATAAGAGTGACAGTAACATGAGACCCAGCAGCTAGCGCGGTCCCTGTAACTGACAACGTGATGGAAGTATTGCCAGGCGCACCAGGTGTCATGATAGTACCTTGTGCAGAAACCGTGCAAGTAGGAGTAGGATAGTTTGAAAAAAAGCCCGGCGGATAATTCAGCGTGACAGAAGACGGCGATGCAGTCGTCAGAGTAAAACCAAACGTTACTGAGACATCTGATTTGTAAGACTCGCGGTCATCAGAATCCATGCTGAAACTAACATTACTAACGGCGGTTGGTAAGTCAATTGATAAAAATTCATCATCATCGAAGTCTAATATGTTGTCATTTGTATCATTTGTATCATTTGAAGGTGGTAAAGCCGGAACTGAAGCTGGAGGAGGAGCTAAAGCCGAACTGCGAGATTTCCATCTTGAAAGAACCTTACCACCTTGAAAACGATACACCGGATGTTCTGGAAATATAAGTTTTCTATTTCTTGACATTTACAATAGTAAAATAAAATATTATTTACAAAAAAAATTATGTTTTATGTAATGAATTATAATTTGTAGAAACAGGAATAAAATGTGCCGGCTTTTTACAAGTAAACCGGTGATACATTAATTTCTTTCTTTTCAAAACACTGTTTGCGCAAATGCCAATTGCTTTTGTTTCACCAACCTGACTTTTCAATTTTTTAGTACAGTTACATATTTTTGTAATAAGAGCTTTTTCTGCTCGTTTTTTTAAATTACTTATGGTTGATTTTGTCGGTATTTTCAGTTTATAATATTCCAAAATTTTTCTATAGTCATCCGCGTTTAGACGAATACGACGTTTCATTTGTTTAGGTTTTATTTTGGTATTTTGGTATAGATAATTAATTAGATAATTACAATAATATAATAATTATATAAATTATATTATATTATATTATAAGTCATGTCATCGTTTTACATAAAAATAGAAGATGTTTACGACTATTTATTGTACACTTTTTACGTATTGTACATTATAGTTATTTTGAATTTAACTTATTTTGATTCCGTGACAAAATATTTACCAACCATTCAGTCCGCGTTGAAATACTTTGTTATTATATTTTTGATTGTCCGTTTTAATCCATATTCAAATGCTAAATTTACAGAATTTGACAAAAAAATCATCTTCTCTTCGTCTTTGTTTTTACTTTCAACAACCACACTTACCGACTTACTTTTAACTTATTTCAACAAAAATGCTAAAAAAATTGGATTAAATGTCAAATTGTAAAGTTTCAAAGTTAATGAAATCGATTAAGTGGAGTTGTTTGTAACATCCAACTGAAGTTTCGCACCCGATGTGCCAACACCAGCTCCGTCATAATCAGCAGGGTTCAATTTTGACATTGCGCCTCCGCTGTGGCGAGGACGACGGCTGCGTTTCGACTTGCGTGACCCTTTGCCCTTGCCCTTGTGTCCCCTGCGACGCTTGAATGTTTTTTTCATTACTGAAGAAGATGAAGCAGAAGCAGAGCTGCCTTTTTTCTTATACGTGAGTTTTGCTTTTTTCATTGCTGCCCCCAAACGATTCGGAGTATTTTTAGGAATTGTTTTCAGCGCAGCTTGTACGCTTTTCATCCAATCTGTCATAACCATTTTAATTCTTTTATACATAATCAAAATATTAAAAAAAAATATATTTTTTAATATTTTATTTATTTGATTAAACTCTCTTAAATACTCTCTTAAAATTCACTAAACTTATCCAAACGTGTTTTCTTCTGAACAACACACGTAGAGATAACCGTCGTTGTCCTTATACGAGTCATAAATTGCAGAAATAACCGTCGTCACGGGAATCAATTGATTATCAATAAAAACAAATAGTGCAGTTGCCGAATTCATTTTCATCCGCGTTCGAATGGACATCATCAGTTGTCCTATTGTAAATCCTTGCGGTATAACAAATTTAGGCTTGTCTATCATTTTATGCATGCCTGATGAATCAATGAATACAGGAACCGATGTTGGATATTTAGTTAAAATATTTGTAGATTGTTGCTTTCTTTCTTCTAAAGACAATCGTTCTTTAAATTCTTTTGTAGCCGACATTGCCGATTTTGAAGACTTGAACATTGAAAACATATTTTAGAAAATGCGAACTAACTTAACTGTGTATATAATATATATAAATATTTCTAAAGCTTTAATATTATTTAATTTATTATATTAACAGAATAGCAGAATATACAGCAATGAAAAAATGAACACGCTGATACTATAAATTAATGCGCATAAATATATAATTATTATACGTAAATCATATTATACACTAATTAATATATTGAATATATATCAAAAAGGTTTGTTTGATTATTTGCATTGTTTGATTTGCACAATGGATTACGTTAATTTAGACTTGGACATACAAAATTATGATTTAGAAGACATTACAAATTTATTTAAAATACCGATTGTATTTACAGAATCGGATTTGCGCGCAGCAAAGCTCGTAGTGCTTCACACTCATCCAGACAAATCCAAACTTCCAAAAGAAATCTTTCTCTTTTTTACGAGCGCTTATAAAATATTGTATCAAATATTCACGTTTCGCACGGGTAAAAATAGAAACAAAAAGGAAAGTTACAGCGACCTTGTTGCCGAAGAAACGGTTGCTCCAGAGGAGGACTCAATGAAGTTGTGCGTGGACAAGGTGAAACAGCTCAGCTCGACCGAGTTCAACAAACTCTTCAATGAACACTATGAAAAATGCAAAATACAAATGGAAGAGGAACAAGGTTATGAAGACTGGTTTCGTTCTGATGATGCCAGCGAAGATTTAACTACTGCAACCTCGTTGTCTTCGTGGGATCAGCGTGTATCCGAAATCGACAAACAAAAGCAAGCGTTGCGAACAAATTTGTCACTTGTTTCAAAGAGTGAACTACAATGTGCCAATATTTTCGGCGGCGGTGAAAATTATTATATGCTGGGGCAGGGTGCACCAAAGGAACATTCAAGTGGACTATTCAGCTCGCTTCAATATGAAGATTTGAAAAAGGCGCATACGGAAACGGTTATACCCGTCACACACGAAGACTATGCAAACTCCAAAAAGTTCAATAATGTGAATGAGCTGCAATCGTTTCGAGATGTGCATTTGAAAACGTATAATTATGAAGAATCTTTGAATAAAAAAAAAACAGAAGCACATATTGCAGAAGAAGACAACACGCACCGGGCATTCACTCTGGCAAAACAAGACGAACTCGCTCAAGAAATGAATAAACGATTCAATGGTTCATTCTTAAAATCGATAATGTAATTCGTAATTAAGCAGTTCAGTTGTCGACACACGTTTATGTAGTTTTTGTTATAACGGCTGCGAGCACTCCTCCTGCACAAAGAATAAGGCATAAAATAAAGCATACGTGACAGAAAAATCGTTTATTTCCATGTCTCCTGTCATGACGAATTTGTCTTTCCATGACGCGTAATGCGTGTTGGTGAAGCCGTATATCACGTCTTTGTTCAGCAGTAATCCTATCACCCACCATTCTATCGTCACTATTATTTATTTCATCAAATTCCTCTTGAGTAAGCTCCCCTCTCTCCACCACCTTTGAACACATCAAACATTTTATTCCGACAAAACGTGTTTGATGTGTTTGCACGTCATCTTTCAATTTTCGAATAATGTATTCTTCAATGCATGAAATATGCACCGTGTATTTACACGTGTCGCAAAAGTTGCTATAAAAAGTACCATCATTTTTGTCTATTTTGTCATAACATATTATGCACATTTCTTCTTCTGTAGGGGGCGACGAGCACCCCCCTACGACCCCCTCCTCATAGGGAGAGGTTGAAGGAGTAGGGGGGCATAGGGGAACTCCTTTCACGCAGGGAGGTAAAGGGTCACACGTAACAATGTAGTCATCGTCTAGAGGAGGCGCTGTTGCAACACCGATAACGCCGAGACCTAAACCGACAACAGTAACATTCGGCGTTTCCTCATCATCATAGTCTCCGTCTATTGACACAAAAGATGTCAGTTCTGGATTTGGTGAAGAATAACCGTTGTCATCAATATCAGACGATGATGACGGAGACGCCGACGGAGACGTATTCAATATATTAGGAATTGTAATATTGTAACTTCTGCACGGTTTATGTCTTTGACACTTGTACAGAGGAGAATGAGCGGGTTGAGGAAGTTGGTGAATTTGATAAATTTGAACAACTGCATGGGACATTGTTGTTGGCTATTATATTTATGATTAACTATCTATGTTATTTTTATTTCAATTTTATAGAAATAAAAATATTTAAAATAAGTTATAAAAGTATTTTTTTAAATTGAAAAAATAAAGATTAGAACCAAATGTTCAAATATGGTCGCCATCATTATCGAAGCAGCATCATGTTAATTAACGACCGGTACAAGTTGTTGAAACGCATTGGTTCTGGTGCGTTTGGATTAATATTCAGTGCAAAAAACGTGAATACAAATGAAATTGTTGCGATCAAGCTGGAGCCGACTGCTCAGGTGGATACGCTAACTCATGAAGCCGCCGTGTTGATGAAACTTTCAGGGATTCCGGGAATTCCAAACTTGAGGTACTATGGAGTGCCCGACCACAACAGGTACATGGCAATTGACTTATTGGGAAAAAGCTTACAAACGGTTTCAAGTGACCACAAAAAATCAGTTCCCATTGAAATCGTTCGAATGTATGCAAAGCAAATGGTTGAAATTATCCAGGCTGTTCATGAACGGGGGTTTATCCATAGAGACATCAAGCCACCCAATTTCATGACGGGTCCCAATCCCAGTTCTAATGAAACAGAAAACAAGACTGACAAAATATTCTTAATTGATTTCGGAATGTCTCGAACATACATTGATGATAAAACAAACGCACACAGGTGTAATAAAATGCGCACTGGGATTATTGGAACGCCGCGATATGTTAGCATAAACGTGCATGACGGAAACGAGCCAAGTCGACGAGACGATTTGATTTCAATCATGTATGTTGTCATTTACTTGGTGAAGGGGCGTCTTCCGTGGAAGGCGGCGGCATCTCCTGAGTTGGTATCACAAATCAAAAAAACAATTTTGCCAGAAGAATTATTTTTAGACATGCCACCTGGTTATTTGGATATTTTCAAATACTTGTGTTCAATGTCTTATGAAGAGGCTCCCAAATATTCGCACATTATTGAGAATTTATAATTATAATTATTTGGATTTTAATTTTAGTTCCATCTCTATTATTTCTCTTATAAAGAATTTTATTTTTTTGAAACTCTTTTTTAAATTTGAAAAATGGACAAAAATAAATGTCCATATTTTGATTCTTCAAAAAAGTTTTTAAAGTTTTTTTTACGTTTTTTTACGTTTTTATTTTTTTAAATTAATTTCAAAATTGTTAGCTTTTAACATAATGCAAGTATTTGGCAAAAAGTGGCGCAGAGCATAAGGAAAAAATGAAAAAATGCGATTTTTCGGACATTTTTCGGATTTTTCCGGAATTCAAAAAGTGAAAAAAACGAGTAAATGGACCGAAAAAAACGAGCATAAGCACATTTTTCCGTGTTTTTTTTAAAATGAAAGCATACGTGGTCTGGCATTTTTTTTTAAAGAAAACGCTCGTTTTTTTTCAATCCATCTGGGACCGTTTTGTGTCTGCGGGGCGATGCTCTCACGACATTTTGACTTTTCCAAATTCCGAGAGCAAACAGGTAACAATTCCGCTCGTTTTTTTTGACCCCGTTTCCATCCGCTAGGTGTATGCAGTGAGCGCATTTTGCTTTACCTAATTCCGAGAGCAAACAGGTAACAATTCCGCTCGTTTTTTTTGACCCCGTTTTTGACCCCCCTTACTTATGCAGCGGACGCAATAAATGGATAAAAATGACGCACGAATATGCTTTGCATTTTTATAATATTCTTTAAAATTCAATAATTTAATAATATTGCAAAACATCCCCCAAAAAAGAGATATTCCATGTTTGAAAAAACTAAAAATGCGATTTTTTGGGATTGAAAAAAAACGGAAAATATTTTTATTTTTTTGAAACTTTTTTTTAAATTTGAAAAATGGACAAAAATAAATGTACAATTTTCATTTTTAAAAAAGAGTTTTAAAAGTTTTTTTCTGTTTTTTTCCTATTTTTATTTTTAAAAATTATTTACAAAACTGTTAGCTTTTTATATAATGTAAATAATTTGTAAAAAGTGGTGCAGAGCATAAGAAAAAACTTGAAAAAATGCGATTTTTTGGACATTTTTCGGATTTTTCCGGATTTTTTCGGAATTAAAAAAGTGAAAAAAACGAGTAAATGGACCGAAAAAAACGAGCATAAGCACATTTTTCCGTGTTTTTTTGAAAATGAAAGCATACGTGGTCTGGCATTTTTTTCAAAAGAAAACGCTCGTTTTTTTGCAATCCATCTGGGACCGTTTTGTGTCTGCGGGGCGATGCTCTCGCGACATTTTGACTTTTCCAAATTCCGACAGCAAACAGGTAACAATTCCGCTCGTTTTTTTTGAACCTGTTTTCATCCGCTAGGTGTATGCAGTGAGCGCATTTTGCTTTACCTAATTCTGAGAGCAAACAGATAACAATTTCACTCGTTTTTTGTTGATACCGTTTTCGAGCCATGTTTGCGAATGGAGTTTTAAGTTGGGATTTATATGGTAAAGGTGGAATTGTGTAACAGTCGGCGTTTTAAATGTGCAAAGGTAATAATTACATTCGTCAAGTACTTTATAAATTTATAAGAATATGAATTTTTTATTAAATCATCCTTACAATTAATTAATTAATCAATCGATTTAGAAATATTATATGGTTAATGTATACACGACAGGTTCAGGTTCAATATGGATACACCAATAGAAAAATGTAAATACAAGCAGTATACGTGTGAATGTTGCTGTTTTTCATGTATATTTGAGAGCGATTATAAGCGACATATTAGAACAAATAAACATATGAAATTGAAATGTACTGTAGAGAAACCTGAAAAAAAAGTCTCGAAACATAATAAACATAATGAATGCGAATGTGGAAAAGTATTCAAAACACAGAATGGTTTAATGAAACATAAGCAACGTTTGTGTACCGGTAAAGATAATATAATTATAAATTTAATGAGAGACAATGCTGAAATGAAGGAGCTAATGAAGGAGCAGCAGAAATTCATGAGAGAACAGCAGGAGCAATATCATAAACAATTGGTGGACATGATTCCGATGATGTGTGGTAGTACCAATTTAATTACAAATAATAATACGAATATTAAACAAAAATTCAACCTGAATGTATTTTTAAATGAGCAGTGCAAGGATGCAATCAACATTGGCGACTTTATAAAATCGCTGCAAATCACACTGGACGATTTAAATGTGACAAGAGAAAAGACGCTGGAAGACAGTGTTGGCAATATTTTTTTGAGGGGATTAAAAGAGTTGGATATTTACAAGCGCCCCATTCATTGCACCGACAACAAGCGAGACGTAATGTACATCAAGGATGAAGAGAAGTGGGAAAAGGATGAGGGAAACTTGAAATTAAAAGACACAATTGACGCGATCTCTCGAAAACAGATTACAACTTTGAAACAGTGGAAGGATTCAGACCCGGAAGTAGCAAAGACGACTTCATCTAAGAATGATAATTTTTTAATGACATTTAATCACATATGCACGCCGATACCGGAGGTCGGTGAAAAGCGCATCATAAAAACGATAGGTAAGGAAGTTCACATTGTCGAGTAGCTCATTTAATATATATATACTTCGTGGGGTAATTTAACACAAATTCAACACAATATTAAATTTTTATATTATTTATAAAAATTTAATATTAAGGTTTTAAACTTATTCAATACATATAAAATATATTATAAATGAAAGTTTTTTCTTATTGTATTTATGATTACGACTTGAAATATTACTTGGGATTGATAGAAAATATAAAGATAATTAATAAATATTATCCTGATTATTACGTTTACATATACTATGGTACAAATTGTTTAGTTAATCTAATAGAAAAAATAGTGGTTACTTTTAAAAATATCAAAGTATTTCCAACAAATCAAAATGGAAGTATCAATATGTTATTAAGATACAATCCAATACTTGACAATGATGTAGAAATTACAATAGTAAGAGATGCTTATAGTGAAGTAAATGAAAGAGATAGATGGTGTATAGATGATTTTTTAAATATAAAAAATCAATTTCATTATAATACGATAAGAGATAACTATTGGCACAAATCTAAATTATCAGGAGGTATGACGACTTTATGTAAAAATAATATAAATTATCAAAAATTAAGAGATAAATATATCCAAATTATTAATTTAGATAATATTAAAAAAAATTTTGATTATGGAAGTGATGAAAATGTGTTGAATGAGTATTTATATCCAATTATAAAAGATAATTTATTAGTATATACAAATATTTGTGCTTATAATGATGAAAAACATGAAAATATTAATTTTCCTAATAATAATATAAATTTTGTTGGTAATGTTATCGAATACATTATACCTAAAAATTTTGATATTAATAATGTAGATGATTTATCAAATATAAATATTCCAAAAAAATATAAATTTAGATTTAATTCTATCAACATTATGGAACAAATTAATTGGTTAGATAATCAAAAAAGATTAGATGTAATGGCAAACTTTATAAAAGAAATTTTTGAAATACAAAATATTCCATCAGAATATAAAGAATATGATAATATAAATACAATTTTACACTATGATTTTATAGCAAATTATTATACACATAATGCTGATGGTTGTATGAGATTTTTCAATAGATTATATAAACATACAATTACTGATACTTTTAAAAATAATGCAACATATTTTTATGAATTAGCTAAAAAAAAATCTTATAAAATAATTGGAACTTGTAATGTTCATTATGAACCTCAAGAGAATGAAATAGTTATATATTTTGGTAATTATACTGATGATTATTTATCCTTACCTCAATCAAATAAAATTTATAAAAATATATTATTTTATCAAGATATTAAAATAGATAAATTTATATCAGATGAATGTTGGAATAATATTGATAAAATATATATTATGACGTTGGATATTTGTTATGAAAGACAATATGATGTTTTAACACAGTTATGTTTAATGAATGCTCCGTTGGATAGAGTTTATATGCATAAAGTTCCTAAAGATAAAGAATTAAATGATATTTATATTGGTGTGACTAAAAATCATATTCATTGTTTAGAACACATGAAAACTAATAATTTTAATAACTGTTTATTTTTAGAAGATGATTTTATTTTTTCACAAAATTATGATGATAATAAAGGTAAATTAAAAACTTTTTTTGATAGAAATTATGACTATGATATTTGTTTTTTATCAGCTTCTAAATATCATAAGCGTGAAGATTTTGATGATTTATTGATTATTTCTAAACAAATTTGTACTACAAGTTCCGGTTATTTAGTATCAAACAAAAATATTAATAAAGTTTTTGATATTGTAAAAGAAGGTTTTGATTTATTAAATCAAAATAAAGATAATTCAGATATTTATTGTATTGATAGATATTGGCATAAAATGGCAAATGATAACAAAATGTTTATTTTCAAAAATAAAATTGGTTTTCAAAAACCTTCAATTAGTAAAATATTAAATAAATTGAATATAAATTTAGATTAAAATAAAATTATATAACTTCTATAAATATTTTAATTATTTGAGTGCGTTTGATTTTAGATGTAAATAAATGAATTAATATAGTAATTTATAAATAACCTTTTTTTATTTTTTATTATATTATTATATTGATATACCATATAATAATATAATAATAGTAAAATGTCAACTAATGATGATAAAAATGGTAAAAGAAATATTGTTCCGTCGTATAAGAATAACAAATATGATAAATATAAATATTATGACCCGCCGTTGGTGCAGATTCCAATTGCCAGGTCATCCTCCATTTTAAATCCGCAACAGCGCGCACCTTCTGTATTGAGTGTGCCAAAGGTGACAAGTCGGATAAATATTGAAGCGGATGTTGATGATTTGGCGGATTTGATAAATATTGGTAAAAAAGTGGGGACAGAATTCAAATTGGAGCCGCACATTGAGTATAATATTGACCTGGCGATGATAAAGAATTTACTTCCGGAGATGGAGAATTTAAATAATATGATAGGTCAACAAGAATTTAAAAGGCAAGTTGTTACATTAATTTTATATTATAGCATGCGTTTAAATCGAAAGAATGATGATTTATTGCATACGGCGATATATGGCGAACCGGGCATTGGTAAAACCGAGTTTGCGCAAAAATTGGCGAATATTTATTTAAAAATGGGCGTTTTGAAGAATAATATTTTCAGAAGGGTTCGTCGCGGAGACTTGATTGCGGGTTATTTAGGACAAACGTCGTTGAAAACTGCAGAAGTATTAAAGTCTGTGCGCGGCGGCGTTCTTTTTATTGATGAGGCGTATTCGATTGGAAACAGCAGCGGCAAAGACACGCAGGACTCTTATAGCAAGGAATGTTTGGATTTAATAAATCAAAGCTTGACTGAGATGCGCGAAGATGACGACAAGTATTTTATTTTAATGATTGCAGGATACAAGGATGAATTGAAGCGCAATTTTTTTGGAATGAATGATGGGTTGGAGCGTCGGTTCAGCATTCATTTTACGATGCAGTCATATGTTCCGCAAGAAATGGTGCAAATATTTATTAAAAAGTCGCTTGATGGTGGTTGGTTGATTGAAGAAGGTGCGGTAACCGACGAATTTATAAAAGAGTATTCACCGCATTTCAAGCATCACGGCGGCGCCATGGAGCTGCTTTTTGTAAAATGCAAAATTGCGCATTCTAAAAATTTGTTAGCAGGAAAAAGTAAAATAAAAAGGTGTATATCAAAAGCAGATATGAAGGATGGCATTGAGTTATTCATAAAAAATTCAAATGCGGCAGATGATGTTTCATTTATCAAAACGATGTACATCTAAGTAGGGGAACCAGTGTTGCCAAGCACGGCGCCTCTATGACCCCTACTTAGGGGAACCAAGTTTCCCCTATGACCCCTCCTTTTGTAAATGTGTGCTGGTCACATGTCAAATATTGACATGCGACCTCATTTAAATAAATAAATAATAATAAATAATAATAAATAATTATTATTTAAAAACAATGAAGTAAAAAATATAAATAATAGTAATATTTGATGGTTTTAGAAGAGGCGCAACAATATGCATTGTGTTTGAATATGATTGTGAAGGATGAGTCTCACATTATAAAAGATACTTTGAAAAAATTATTGCAAAAGATAAATTTTGATTATTGGGTTATATCGGATACGGGCTCAACGGATGAAACAATGGAAATAATTACCGAGTTTTTTAAAGAAGTTGGGATTCCGGGCGAATTGTATCAAGATGAGTGGGTCGATTTTTCTCACAATCGGAATAAGGCGTTGGACTATGCATTTGGAAAAAGCAAATACTTGCTGATATTTGATGCGGATGATGAAGTATGTGGTGATTTTGTGTTGCCGGAATTGGTGAAGGATTCTTATCAATTTCAATTTGGAAGTTACACTAGAACTCAAATTGTTAATAATAACAAACGATGGAAATATCTTGGCGTATTGCACGAATGCATTGTTTCGAATGATGATAGAATTGATGGTGCAAGTATGGAAATTATAAAAGGATCCTATTATACTGTGTCTGGCAGAAGCGGAAATAGAAACCTTGACAGCAACAAGTATTTAAAAGATGCGATTATATTAGAAAAGGCGTATTATAATGCCGTTGATGTGAAAGATGACATATATAACAGGTATTGTTTTTATTGTGCGAACAGTTATTATGATTGTGATAAATATGAACACGCTATTTCATGGTATAAGAAGACACTTGAATGTGGCGGGTGGGCTCAGGAGAAATACGTGTCTTGTTTGAAACTTTATAAATGTTATGAAAAAATGAATAATAAAGAGTCGGGATTTTTTTATCTTGTAAAGTCTGCAGAGTATGATAAAGAGAGAGCAGAATGTTATTACGAGCTTATAAAATATTATTCTGCTTTGGGATTGCGTGACGTTGCGTATGGATATTATGGCGTATTGCGAGACTTTTATCGTGACACTTATTTAAAAGATGGATTAAATCACAAGTTATTTTTAGATGAAAGTATATCCGAATTTTATTTGCCATATTATGTTATTATAGTTTCTGAAAAAATGCGCGATTATGACACAGGAATACAAATGTATAGAATTGTTTTTACGAAAAAATGTAAATGTTTTGATGAATGGTTTGTAGGTAATTTATTGTATAATTTACAATTTTTTACCGAACGCGTTAAAGATGAAGATAAAACGGCATTTTATTCCTTGTTTCAAGAATATGTCGATTTTCTTGTTGCCAATAATTATCCGTTGTTTGACGAAACTATGAAGATTTATGAAAAATATGGAATTAAAAAAAAAGAAGCGTCAATTGCAACTCACGACGAGTGTTTGACTAGTAAAAAAATATTGATTTATATTGGATTTATGGATTATTTATGGAATGATACTTATGTTTCCAATAATGCCATCGGGGGAGCTGAAAAAGCGGTGGCATATTTGGCAAGGAATTTGCCGAAAGAATACGAGATAATAATAAGTGGTGATGTTGCAGATGAAGTGGTGGGAAACGTAAAGTATGTGAATCGTTTCAAGTTGCAAGCACTTTTAGATGTTGAAAAGTTTCACACAATTATTGTGTCTCGGTACGTATCATTTTTTCTGCTATTTCCTCGTTTTAATTGTCACCAGTTGTACTTATCTGCACATGACACTGGGTTTTTAAATAACTTGAATGACGTTCCAGTACGTACTATAATTGAAGAAAATAATAAATACATCAACGGAGTAATATGTTTAACGACATGGCACAAATTAAATATGATTCAAAACCACGCATGTTTAAAAGATAAAGTTTCGATAATCAATAATGGAATAATGGTTCCTGTAGTGGGATTGTCGGATGGCGCCACATCAAACAAAAAAATGTCGCACAACAAAATAAAAAATAAATTTGCCTGGACATCTTGCAGTAATAGAGGACTGGATTTATTGTTGAAATTGTGGGACGAAATACTTGAAGTTATGCCAGATGCGACACTGGATATATCATCTTATGATGCATTTCCGAATCCAAACAGAAACAACGACGAGGAAATTCAGATGATTATAAATCGCCATAGTGACAGTGTGAAACATCATGGAAAGTTGAATACTTTACAGTTACACGAGTTGATATCGAAAGCAGAGTATTGGTTATACACAACTACATTTTGTGAAACGAGTTGTATCACTGCACTTGAGATGTTGATGCACGAAGTTGTGTGTTTATATTATCCGTTGGCTGGTCTTACTGATACGATTGGAAAATATGGAATTCAAGTAAATTCTGGCACCGAAATTGAAACTATTATGAACTTGAGCGAGGCAAAAAAGGTGGAAATGAGAATAAATGGAAAAAAATATGCAATGTCATGTTCGTGGGAAAACCGGGCAAAAGAGTGGGCAAGTGTGTTGGGATTGAGTAATCAACGCGTTTATGATTTACATAATAACTACACTATTCCGCAAAATCATATAAATTATTTAAAAAAATTAAAATATAATTTCCAACCCAAAACAATTTATGATATTGGTGCAAATGTTTTAAATTGGACAAAAGAAGCAAAAAAAGTATGGAATGATGCAGACATTATTGTTTTTGACGCTATAAAAAGTGCAGAGTTTTTATATAAAGAACATAATTATAAATATCATATTGGAGTTTTGAGTGACACTGATGACAAAATTGTAAAATTTTATGAAAATTCTGAACATCCTGCTGGAAACTCTTATTACAAAGAAGTTGGACATGAAAAATCAAATGAATTGTATCCAGAAAATAATTTTACAGAATACCTCTGTAAAACACTAGCCACAGTTGTTAAAAAAAATAATTTTCCACTTCCAGATTTGATAAAATTTGATGTTCAAGGATGTGAATTAGACATTATAAAAGGGTCAATTGACATTATTAACCATGCGAGGTATTTAATTGTTGAGCTTCAAACAACGGAATATAATAAAGGGGCGCCATTGGCTGATGAAACTATTAAATTTTTAGAGGATAATAATTGGGAACTGTTAACAAAAACACCCTTTTGTGATAATGGTCCAGATGGTGACTATTGTTTTAAAAATAACCGAACAATAAATAAACAAAAATGGGTTTTTTATACTGGTAGTTGTATTTATACACCAATCGTACAGTATCTTGAAAATTATGCATCAAATGAAATTGAGATTGAGATATCCAATGATGTAAATTATATAGTTAATATGAAATTTGATAAACTAATAATAATACTAACACCATTTGGACGGGGATTGTTAGATAAAAATATACTAAACCAGTTTAACCACATAAGTATTTCATTTTTACAATTAGAACCACTAAATTTATATACAAGGTTGAATGATATTACAAATGAATTTAATTCTCATCCCGATTTAAAAAAATATTCCATTTATGATTATAGTAAATCCAATATAAAAATATTGAATGATAATGGTATTACCAAATGCAAACATTTGCCATATAAATGCACACCTTCTGAATTAAATTTATTAAGAAAATGCAATAGTTCTGTTAAAGAATATGATTTTGGATTTATATATGACTGGAAAATGCATAACAATGGTTTAAAATCATTACCAATAAGACCACCAAGAAGAAATAAAATAATGGAATTTTTAATTAATAATGGATTTACTGTTAATTTAATAGCTGGTTATGGTGAAGATAGAGATACGGAATTAGGAAAATGTAAAATAATTCTTAATCCACATGGTCAAATTAATGAAAATCCAACCCCTTCTCCATCTGAATGTTCTAATATTTTTGAACACATTCGTTGTGATAGATTATTAGAAGCCGGGTTTACTATTATGTCTGAAACAAGTTATGATTTGTGTCCAGAGTTTGTACAAAAATATCCCAACTTGAAATTAATTGAATATGAAGATTTCTTCAACTTAGATGTGATTAGAAATATATTAACTAAAAAGTGGTATTGTTTTATTCATAGTTGTCATTTAAACGGTAAAGGACTAAACCGTCTTGACTATTTAATGACAAGTTTAAAAAAGAATGATTTATTCAGTAAAATTGAAACCATTTATATTAACAATATTGGTTTGCCAGTTGAAGAAAATAGGTATGGTACTATGGTTGACATTTGTAATTACTCAGATAATCCAATGCTGTGTGAAATTCCAACCATTAATAAAATACAACACTTCTCTCAAACAAATCCTGATTGTAATATTTTGTACTTACATACAAAGGGCATTTGTTATGATGACAATAATCAAAAAATAAATGATTGGATAGATATGATGCTATATTTTTTAGTGGAAAAATATGAATTATGTATTAGTAAATTGGATAGTGGCATCCAAACAGTTGGTTGTAATTATTTTGACGTAAAAAACCCACCCCATTTTTCTGGAAATTTTTGGTGGTCAAAATCTAGCTATATAAACACATTGCCTCTATTGATTGAATCTGAATTTGCATATCGGAATGATGCTGAATTTTGGTTGTGTAAAAATAATCCGACCGTATATGAATTACATAACTCCAAAATTGACCAGTACTTTGAATTATATCCACCAACAATGTATCGCGATGATAAGCAAAAAATAGATGTATTTGCGTTGAAAATTTATATTATACATTATAAAAAATTAATAGATAGAAAGGTGTCTATCTTATCGCAGTTAACAAAATGCAATATAACGAACTATGAATTTATTGAAATAGATAGGGATGAACTTACTGAATATGACACTGATATTTTTCATATAAATTTTGGTACAGCCTTGACAGCCATATCATTATCTCATTTTTATGCATTCAAAGACATTGCTGCTAATCATAACAATGCATTAATTTTTGAAGACGATGTTATTTTATGTGACGATTTTATGAATAGATTATCTTTATATATGAATCAATTGCCAGACGATTATGATATATTGTTTATAGGCGATGGGTGCGCACAACATATTGAAAATAGTAAACTAGAACCTGGTAAATATATTTATGAGAAGTCGCTTTATCCTACAAATGGACCTTTGGGAAATATCAATGGAGCCGTCAGGTGTGCCGATAGTTATATACTTAGTAAAAAGTGTGCATCATCTTTATGTAAATATATATACACCTCAAAAAATAAAATCAACATGTCGATAGATGCTTGGTTAGATGTAGCTGCTCGTGATAATATATTTCATGTATATTGGGCAGAACCTACGATAGTTACACAGGGGTCTCAAAATGGGTTATTTGAACGATCGTGGTATAATGAAAGCACTGACCAATCAATTATGGTTTCAGTTATTAAAAACTTAACTTGTATAACATGCGATGAAATGTGCGAAATGTTTCAAAATAACGATACTTTAATAGGAAGTGACAATATAATATTTTGTTATGGTATTGATAATAAACATGTAGATATAACTAATATTGTGTTGTCAAAATGTATTACAAATAATAAAATTGTCATACCAGGTGGAGACGATGACAGAGCTTTTATATTTGGAGACCCAATGTTTGGCATTATTAAATGTATATATATGATTGTGAACTTTAAATATTGTAAAATTACATATGATTATCATTTATGTGTTGATATATTTAATAAAAAATGCAATATTAGTAACTCAATTAATCCTTCCGCGTTGACTGTTTACAAACCACCATTCGAGAAAATGCGACTGGGTAAAGATAATGATGGAGGATATGTTATTTGTGACATTCAAAATATTAGTTATGATTTATTATTAAGTTGTGGAATTTCAGATGATATTTCGTTTGAAGAATTTTTTTGCAATAAATACAACACAACTGCATGTTACGCGTTTGATGGAACTATTGAAAACATTAATATTATTAATAAAAATATATCATTTTTCAGACAGAATATAAATAATTATAACGATGATAAAAATACAAACCTACATTCGACCATTGAGATGTTTGACAATATATTTTTAAAAATGGACATTGAAGGTTATGAGATACCTTGGATAAAATCATTAGACGTAAAACACCTAAATAAGTTTTCGCAAATAGTTATAGAATTTCATTTCCCATTTTCGTATAAAGAAGTGCATGCATTCGATATTCTCAATGAAACTCATATATTAGTTCATTTTCATGCTAACAATTGTTGCGGGGTAAGAAATCACAAAGGAGTTTTTATATCAAATGTATTTGAATGCACATATGTACACAAAAGGCATTACCCACCACCGTATGTATTAAATACAGATATTATACCAGGTGTATTGGATATGAAAAATGTATTAAACAATAATGAAATTATTATAGACTATGAACCTTTTGTTTTCAAGTGTATAAATACCCATAACATTGTATTAAATCAACTTTACAATCATTATTCTAGCGCATGGTTAGGGCACATGCACTTTGCATGCTGGTTAGTTAGGTTATTGATTCCATGTGTGGTAGTAGATTTGGGTGTAGATTTTGGACATTCCACTTTTGCATTTGCTGCTGCCAAACTAGGATGTGTGTATGGGATTGATTCATTTGAAGGAGACATGCAAGCTGGTATTAAAAATACATATAATATCGTACATGATTTGAAAACAGAATTGATTCGGGATAATTTGTTGATTGACAACATTCATTTTATTAGGGGATATTTTGACGATGTATACAATACGTTTGATAAAACAATTGATATATTACATATAGATGGGTTACACACGCTAGACGCAGTGACAAATGACTACAACACGTGGATTACCAAAACAAGCGATAATGCTGTAATTTTGTTTCATGATGTAGTATCTTATCCAGATACAGTTGGCAAATTGTTTAACAGTATACAATATCCGAAATTTTATTTTACACATTCTGCCGGGTTAGGCGTGGTATGTAAAAACTCACACACATTAAACAAGATATTAACATCAGCTGATATACCTAACAAAGAGTTTATTATACATGACAAAAGTAACAAAATGATAGTCGATTGTTTTACATTTTACAACGAATTGGACATGTTAACTTATCGGTTAAATATATTAGACAAAGTGGTTGATTATTTTGTATTAGTAGAATCAACCCACACACATGTTGGCAAAGAAAAACCATTGTTTTATAATGAAAATAAATACTTATTTGAAAAATTTAATCATAAAATTATACACATAGTTGTTGATGATTTCCCGCATAAGTATCCAAATATAAATATTGAAAAACAAGAACAATGGATAAACGAAAGGTTTCAAAGGGACTGCATTTCAAGAGGAATAGACAAATTGAATCTCACTGGTGAAGATATTATTACTATAACGGATTTAGATGAAATACCTAATCCAAATACACTAACACAAATTAAAAATAATATTATCGTCGTTGGTATTAATATAATTGAACTGGATTTTTACTATTATAATTTAAATTCCAAGATGGATCACAAATGGTATCATTCCAAGATACTAACATTTGAAAAATATAAAGAACTTAATACTGGCTGCGATAATATCCGGTTTTATAACTGTCCAATTATTAACAATGCGGGGTGGCATTTAAGTTACTTTGGTAATGAGAAATTTATCAAAAATAAACTTGAAAACTTTACTCATCAAGAGTTCAATATGAGTGAATTTACTAACGAAAACCGAATAAAAGATCGAGTAAAAAATGGACAGGATTTGTTTAATAGACCTAATGCAATTATTCACATTAATATTGAAGACAATAATAATTTACCACCCGATTATGATATTTATTTAAAAAACTATTATAATATTTGCTATGAGGATGAAAAAGTCGAAGTGAAATTAAATTTGAATAAAAAGGAAATGGATTTGAACAAGTTTAACAACGGTAGTGGCGTTTTTATACAAATTGGTGCTGGTGCAGGGGATTTAGATGAGAGAGCAAATTGTAGAGATGGATTTACTGAATTAGTCAAAAAATTACCTAGACAAAGTATAAAAAAAATTATTTTAGTTGAACCTAATCCATTAAATATTCCTTTATTGAAAGAGTGTTGGAAAGATTATCCTGAATCTATTATATATGAAATAGGAATTGTTCCAAAAAATTATCAAGATAATACTATAGATTTGTATTATTGTCCGTTAGATGCCCCTCATTATCAAGTGGCATCAATAAATAAAAGCCATGTACAAAAACATTATGGTGATAATTGTGAAATAGAAAAATTTATTATTCCTGTTAAACAACTAGAAACATTTATTAACGAAATTACTACAGAAGAAATTGAGCTATTAGCATTAGATATAGAAGGAATTGATGCTGAAATATTATTAGACATTAATTTCAATAATTTAAAATTAAAATATTTATCATTTGAGCATTTACATTTAGGGGAATATAAAGAGAATGTATTGAATCATTTAAAAAATAATAATTATGAGTTTGTAGGGTCAGGTGTAGACCATAATGGATATGACTATTTATATATTAATGGACATTATATGTCTATAACTTTATTTGGAACTTGTAGATTAAATAATATTCATAATCATAATGGATTAAATAATCTTATTAATTATTCTCATTCAACAAAAGAAGTTATACAATTTATTAATTTTTTGAAAGGTGAATTAAGTATTCCCAATCCATATAATAAATTATGTTTTAGAACTGCTATATGTGATAATAAATTTATAGATTATAATGATACATATAATAAACTTTTTATTAATACTGATATTTTTATCATAGAAATATGTTCTAATAAAAAATATATCCATAATGGTTTTTTTTTACATCATTTATGCGTTGATAAAAGATTTAGTGGTTATAATAAGAATACTCCTCATGAAATTTTAAATAATTTTATAATTGAAAAACAAAGTGATGAAGAAATAGAAAATGATATTTTAGAAATACAAAAAATGTTATATCCTAAAAAAATTATTATTGTTTCACATTATAATTCAAAACAAAATGGCGAATATATAAATTCAAGAAATAATTTGATAAATTTATTGGATAGAATTTGTAAAAAATATGATATTCCCTTTATTAATCCTACAATTATATTAGCTAATTATACTCAAGAACAGGTTATATCAAGTGATTTAGGACATTATACTGATTTTGGAATTAATGAATTTTCTAATTATATAAATAATTTTTTAAAATCGGCGTTTTAAATGTCTAAAGGTAAAAATATTTAGAGAGACATTCATAAATAAACTATACAATACAAATAATACAACGATGCAGATTTTTGTAAAGACGCTTACTGGAAAAACAATTACTCTAGAAGTAGAGTCGAACGACACCATTGCCTCACTCAAGGTAAAAATTCAAGACAAGGAGGGCATTCCGCCCGACCAACAGCGATTAATTTATGCAGGCAAACAGCTGGAAGATGATCGAACGTTGGCTGACTACAACGTGCAAAAAGAGAGCACACTGCATCTTGTGCTTCGGCTTCGCGGAGGTAGGGTAAAATAAATTATATATTCAAAGATACTTAAAGATGTGTCGCTAGTAATGTTAAGAAAGGCAATTAAGCAATTCAACAAGCATACAATGGCAACAACGGCAGTGAGTGGACAAAAGATGGCGGGATGTGTAAAGTGGTTTAATATGAAGACTGGTTTTGGTTTTTTGACTGTAGTTCGCGGTGGTGGTAGTGGCGAGCTAAAGGTTGGAAGCGAGGTTTTCGTGCATCATTCAAATGTCAAAGTTCAGGAGGAGCAATACAGGTTCTTGGTTCAAGGTGAGTACGTGGAGTTTGATGTGTCGAATGTTGCAAACGGTCAGCATTCTTGCCAGGCGACGAATGTCACGGGCATGTTTGGCGGCAAGTTGATGTGCGAGACGCGTAATGATGCGCGCCAGTCGTCTTCGTCGCAACAGCAGGGTGGTCGCGGTAACGATGAAGAGGAGAGTGACGGTGACGCATATGTGCCGGTTTTGAGGAGGACGGCGTCATCTGCTGCTCCCACAACTTCTGCCCAATCATCATCGTCGTTCAGGTCGCGCGGCGGTGATGACGCACCTCGCACTCGTGGTCGCGGTGGCGCTGGTCACAGGTAACTAAACAATCAAACATTTGATTAATAAAAGGAATAAAATATGAATTTAGAATAATGATTTAGAATTTAAATTATTATTTATATTAAATATAATCAAATACTTATTTGGAAGATGGATAATAGTGTTGAAATGGAATCAGCGGAAACATTCGAAATGGGTTGTGAGGAGACGAGGTTATCAAAGCTGAGAGTAGACGTTATTGGCGTGATGTGCAACGTGTTGAATTATATGACTTTGTCGTCATACGAATATTATTACACGCAATACCATCAAGAGTGTCGAAATGAAATGAATGCCATTTATGACAATGGAGCAAATTCAATTACTGTTGAAAGTTGTAAACATTTTTACGAGTGTTTGAAACGGCTGGAGAGCGTAACAGACACGGATGACCCCGATTATTATGAATACAGAAGAAAAATGAGACGATTTATAATATCGTTGGCATCGATTAGAAAATAATCATAAAATTATTTATTTGCTTTTACTTTTTTATTTGCTAGCAAGTATGCTTTTTTAGTGTGACTGCATCCACTTTTTAAAATGTCGTAGTCAACAACGGATGCATTTCCGCCGGTAATGGAGCTTGCCAAACGAGCTAAACCCCAAGACTGCGGCGTTTGGTTGGGTCGTGAACCGGAGGAATAATATGCACCTTCACCCTTACGCACGATTTTTTTAAGCGCGTTTAAAGAGCATCCGGTTTTACGTGCGAGTTCATTATTTGGAGTAACGTTGTCAACGTTGTAAATTCGTTTGGCATTTTCTATATGAGACGATTTCTTGCTTTTGAAAGAGGGAACATTCTTCCGAGTGTAGTATTTGTTGCTCTTGTATAATTTTCGCGATTTTAGAAGCATTCCAAGTTGGCGTTTTTTATCCTTGCTTGATAATTGTTTTGGCATGTAACGCGCAGGAAGGGATGTTTGCCCATATTTTTTGGTTTTTCGAAGGCGCATCAGTGGTATTTCTATATTGTATTATATTTTATTTTATAGAGAGAAGAGAGAATAATAATATTATTATAAAATATATAAAATTTTAATATAAAATATCAAAATATTAAATAGTAATTATGTTTACACATATGAAAAGTGTACTATTTACAATAGTAATATTGTGTGTAACCGGATACATATGTAAAGTATATGAAAAAACAACCAACGATTTATCATTACATGTGTTGTCGAATGCAGAGATAAATCCAAAAATGTTTTATTTTATTACACCTATATTTTTTTGGCTAGCATCCAAGTCATTTCTTTTCAAGAATGCAAATGGACCATTATTGTCACATGTAAAATCATTATTTTATAATCTTGATAAGCCGGATTTTTTTAAGAAAGTAGTTCCTTTTACATCTCTTATAGCGCTTGCAACAAGTAGTTTGCTTACAGTATATGCAGGTGGCGCACTTGGATACGAAGCAGTTGTTGTAAGTATATCAATATTTTTATTATTATTTGCAAGTGATTACTTTAAAAATATGATTGAACAAATTAATATTGAAAATTTACTTTACATGGGCTATATTTTTGGATTTACTTTTACATTCAAAACACCGATTTCTTCGGTTATTTTAGCGATAGAAAAATCAATAGTAGGACATTCACATAACACGTTTACAAATGTACTGTATGCATGCATAGCAATCGTTGTTGCTATGATTTATGTGGGTGATAATGATAAAGGTAAAATGTTTCCTGATGCAACGCCACAAAAATATGAACTAGAAATCGGTAGTATTTTGAAATATAGTGTTTTAGCAGTAATATGTGGTATATTTTCATGTGTATTTTTTAAAACTACATACAAGATGTATGATGAAGTGAAAAAACTTGTTCTTAATAGCACTGTTATGTTCAACATAATACCAGTATTATTTGGGTTGTGTGTAGCTTTTATTATAAATACAACAGGAAGTGTTTCGGTTAATGGTGATAAAAAACATGTAAATGACATGTTTAGTAACAACCATGTATACAATTATAAAAATACAATAGGACACATGATCAACACATTTTTAACATTTATATCAGGATGTTCGGGTGGTCTCATAATACCATCGATATCAATCGGTAGTTATATTGGATTTTTATACAACAAAATGATAGACCTTCCTTTATTGCAAACGTTGATTATTGGAATGACGTGTGTATTCAGTGCATTTTTTGGATATCCCGTTACTGCTTCATTAATTATTCAAAATATATTAAATCAACATGTTGAAATATTACCGTTACTGATTGCAATGTCATATATTTCTTTATATTCTTCCAAGTATTTTGATAGGGTAGTTTTTCGAGAATAGAGTTGATTAGAAGAACCACCACCCGCCTCGCTGATGATGTCTATTCTTGTGGTGGTTGAAATACATGGGTTGCGTATTTCCCCACCAACCGCTTCCCCACCAACTGCTTCCGCTGCCATAGCGCCAGTCCCGACTTCCACGACTACCGTCATAGTGCCGACTTCCACGACCATGAGGATGCCCTCGCCCTCCGTGCCCTTCATGAGTTTCAATAATAGTGGGATTTTGTCTAATATACATAAATGTAACCAACACAATAAACGCAACAATGGCTAAAGGATAAAATAACTTTGACATTAAATTTTTTATATTTTTTATATTTTTATAATATTATAACATAAAAAAAAACAAACAACGGTAGTAATATGCTGGTCGAATTTATATTTATAGCGACTCCTTGTTGAAGAAAATTTGTCGAAATTGTGTCATTTCTTTGTCTGTAAATATGCTTGACAAAAAGTCATTTGGCGTTTTGGTTTCTTTTAAAAGATTAGTAATCATAAAGAGCGAATATATTCCGCACTCCGTATTGCTTTTTTGGTGTTGTTTATTATTTACAATGTATTTGAAGTTTATTCCAATTTCTTTTCCTTGTTTCATTATTTTCTTGGCAAATTTATTTATTTCTTTGGATGGCGGGTCACCGGTGCTATCGAAGAAGAAGATGAATTGTTGTTTAATGTTGATGAAGAGAGATATCCAGTGCGAGCCGGATAAATAGTGAGGGTCGGTGTTGAAAATGATTCCAATTTTATTTTTATTATTGGCTGGATTAAAGTATGTTTTTATGTCGAAATTGCACAATTCTTCGTAAACGCACGACGGCTCGCCCTTTGGGGTTTTGTCGAAATCGATAGGCGACGGACCAATGAATTCAAAAAAAGAAAATGCGTCCTCGTATTGTTTCATAACTTTTGTAATGTCAACACTGGACAGCCACTCGTGTGGATTTTTATTCCACGTTTTCGGACTTTCGGGTGCAAAGTAATTGAATAAATCTTTTGTTGCAGAAGCGCCTAGTTGTCGCAGCCAGCACGATTCCTTGTTGCACACACTTCCTAGCGCCGTTTTTAGCGATTCCCATATCACCTTTACATCGTCACTGTTAATAGTTGCGTCTGGATGGCGCGTATTCCAACTGTCTCTGAGTTTTGTAATTGCATTTGTGGTGTAACAGGTAAAATCTTTTTCTTGTGTTGGACCGCACGAAAGTTTTTTGAATGATTCATCTAAATATGAAACAGGTTCAAGTACATGGTTTGTTTGTTTTGGGTTTCTTCGAATACTTTTTGTTTTTTTAGTAGGTGGCATTATTTATATTTAATTTGTAGTTATAATAATTTATTATTTTATTTTTAATTTATTTTTGTTTCTTTTGTTTCTTTTGTTTCTTTTGTTTCTTTTGTTTATTCTGAATTATTTTCATTGATGGCGGTGTTGGATGGTTTTTCTTTTTTCTTTTGTTTTTTTAATCCCTTGTGCTTGAATGACGGGTCTTTGGGGTTGAATTTGAATTGCTGTGGGAAAACAACCGGTTCTTTTTTCTGAGATGATGATTTTTTAATGACATAAGTGTCGAGGGTAAGTTTTTTTACTTCTTTTGGTTTGAAACAAAGTTCGTTGGCTTTGTTCATCTCGAACGCGTTGAGCGCGTCTAAATTGTTATTGCATATGCAGTGCTGCTCCGCAGTTGGTTCTCCCGTTACAAGTCCCATGCAGACGTAACATTTCTGTATGGTTTCGCTTTGGTCTTCAAATTTCAAATGAGAGATGCACGCCTTCATGTACATGTTGAATGCTCCATTTAATGTTACATCTTTTAATTCATTTTTAAAAAGGTCTTTTGTAATTGAAATTATTCTTTTTCGATAAAATCTTAAATCTCTCTTGAATCCTGTGTCATAATCTATATTATTTTTGCGAAGGTATTTTTCATACTGTGCGACATTTACCATATATTCTAGAGTTGCGTCATCGACGGAATTTAAAGAAATGTCCATTTATCTTATTATTTTATTTTGTATAATTTAATAATATATAATTAAATTATATATTATTATTATCTTATACAAATATATAATCAATGACGGCGAATATAAACATTTTGCTTATTGACACGCGTGTATCGCATTATGAGGCGATTATTGCGGCAGTCGACCCCGCATTGTCAAAGGGGATAACGTTTGACTATTACACTGACACTTTCGACACATTGAAAGAGCGAATAGTGTCGGGGTCAAGCGGCGTTCTCGCGAATTCGGTTGGACTTGTTCAGCACAATTATAAAATGTCGACATTCAAAATGGTGGATGCGCAAACAACATCAAGCACAATTGAGCAAGTTGAAATACAGGACAGCGAATTGTCCACGTGGGCGCCGTTGAAAGAATTTATTGAGTGGTGTAATACGGAATTAAGCACTGCACATTTCGACATGATGGCGTGCGCGCTTTATTCTAATCCCGACTGGAAGTATGTTATAGATACACTTTCAACACAAACCGGCGTGGAAATCCGCGCTTCAACCGATGATACGGGGTCATCATCGCTCGGTGGAAACTGGTTTTTGGAGTCGCATGTTGGCGTGAATCTGAAAGAAGTGTATTTTAATGATTCAATTGATGGATATGTTGGGTTATTAGACTCTGCAATGTTCACTTCAAGTTTCTACGCGGATGATGGTTTCTTGTATACGACTCAAATTCCCACAATAACAACGTTGCCATCCAGACCAACCCGCCCAACGAATCCTACACTGCCTTTATCCGCTCCAACTCTACCATCACGACCATTTTTATCAGGATACACGACTTCATACGGTGTTTACAATGAAATGCAAGGAAATGGTGGGTCAGTTGTCTCTTATGGTGACGATAATAATTCCCATTGTTCATTCTCCAAAGTAAGCACGCAACTTCAAAGCGGCGTCGCGTATTTATTTTCGAGTGGAGCGGCATTGAAAACGAATGGTAATTTAGTGCTATGGGGAAATCATATGTATTCGGCAAATATAATGGTGCCATCGACTGCTAATTTATCAAGTGGCGTTTGCTCAATGTGTCGCAATGGAGGATATAATATATGCGCTTTGAAAAATGACGGCTCGGTTGTTTTTTGGGGAAATTTTTCTTCAGGGTTTCCTGCATTTCCATCATCTGATTTGTCAAGCGGTGTTAACTTTGTGGCCGCCTCGTATGAAGATTTTGCGTGTTTGAAAAGCGACGGATCAATAAGAGGTTGGGGTAACGAAGTTTTCAAAAATTCTTCATCAGTTCCTGCTTTTATATATCCTGCCGGTTCAAATTTAAATAGCGGTTTCGTCAAACTAATATCAATTGGTTATCCAAACGCTTTTGCCGCAATAAAAACGGATGGGTCAGTTGTATTTTTTGGAGGAACATCGGCTAGTACTAGTTATTTGTCCAATCCAACAACATTTTATCCGGCTGGAAGTAATATTACTTCTGGTGTAGTCGATGTATTCGCGACAGTAGGTCAAGATTATCAAGCGTGTTTTATTGCATTAAAAAGTGACGGGTCTCTTGTGGCATGGGGACTTGGAGCGTCAAGTCTAAGTACGTGGATAACAGGTAAAACAGCAGTTAAAATTATAAAGACTTCCACTCGACCAATTATAATATTATCAGATGGAACATACATAAATTATTTAACTAACAATTCTGAAGGAACATTTACAAACATTGTAGATGTACTAGAATACAATGGACGACATTTCTTTTTAAGAAGCGATGGAACGGTGGCTTGGAGGGGTGGTGAAAGTTTAGTTTATTATTTTGGTATTGGTACAAGTTCATTTACAAATATAGTTAAAATGTGGAATGACCCTAACGGACAGTTTAATCAAGGAGCAATATTTTTAACTTCTACTGGAGAGTTGAGAAGTACAGCTGATTATTTTTTAATGGCAACTGATGTAAATGACGCTATGGTGAGTCAGGGCTATGTAACTTATGTAACAAGTACGGGTAAAGTGAGAGTTATAAAAAAGTTAGCGGGTCCAAATAGCCAGGAATCTACGTTTAAAATTGAGAATGGATCAACACGGATTTCATACCCCGCAATTCGTGCGAATGGCGCAGGGCAAGAAAGTGCAACAAGTCTTCTCGCCACATTAAATGACAATACAGTTTGCACCGTGTTGAAAACTCCAATCACATATCCGAACTTGTTTGTTTTTAATGGAACCACATACGCAACCTGTCCGTACAATCAATACAGGACAGCATTAGATTTGGTAACTGGATACGCGGGTACTTCTCAATCAGTTGGTGGAAATGCATTTACGATTGAGACGTGGTATTATCAGCCGTCACAAACTCTGAATTCAACAATTGTAGATAGAGGAAATTCCTGTTACTTGTTTCAAGTGAGTCCTAACGCAAATACAATAACGGCAAATCTTGGATGCTTGGGATTTTCCAATACTGCAATTTCTGGAAGTTGGTTATATGCCACTAGCGCAGTTGTTACTTCGGGCGGCTGGACCCACATCGCAATGACTCGTGAAGGAACTTCTTATAAATTTTACATTAATGGTGTTTTAAAACAAACAATGACTGGACCGGCAACATTAACCAGAGACGATGGCGTTTTGGGAATAGGAACGCAACTGTCCGGAACCACCACTGGTGGAAATTATACAAATGCGGGATGTAGTATGTATGATTTGCGTTTATGGTGCGTCGCTCGCACAGATGACCAAATTAAAAGTTACATGAATGTTTCTGTTGACCCTAGTAGTTTCGGGTTAGTTGCAAATTATTTATTTAATGATAATGAAAATGTATTTTATGATAGAACGAGGAATGGTTTCAATTGCACGATTGGCAATTATGTAAGCACTTCATGGAAAACTTATCACAGAAATTCAAAACCGGATAATGCTTTGTTTCCTTCAAGCATAGGAGTTTTTCTTAATCCTGACTATACATTAGTTCGACAGAGTTATTTCATTCTAAGTTTTGGAACAGAACCTCTTAGGAATCTTGTGAAGACTGATTTTACTGGTGCAAATTTAACCGGTATTAATTTTACAGGAAGGGATTTAACCGGTGCTAATCTTAGTGGTGCGAATTTAACTAATGTTAATTTTTCGAATGCAATATTAACGGGAATAACTGTAAATAAATCAACAAATTTTACAGGAGCATCATTTGCAAATGCAGTCATATATTCCGTTATTGGAACTGTAAATCCAAGTCTTGTTCCTACAAACTATTTACATTATTTTTCAAATGTGAATTTGAAAAATGTGTTGGTAGATTATAATAATGTCAATACAAGCATTGCGCTTCCGCCAACCTCAATTACGAATTACGCAGTACATTTTGCAGCGTACTACAATTTTAAGAAATCCAATGCTCGATTTTACATTTCATGGGCAACAAACTCCAATGCGCTTTCTTTTTCTTCTTCAAGTTACACGCCGAAAGTGCGTTTCCAAATTATACAAAATTATACTTATTATGCAGTTGCCGGAAATGTAGTTGGAGTAGATGTTTTATTTGATTATGCTGATGGAAAAGGATGCATCGAGACAAATGTGCCATTTTACATTGATAGTGAAAATGAAGGAAACGGTAATGTTTCTGACAGTGGTGCATCAGCAAATAAAAATGTCCCATTACGGTTTAGGCTATGGGGTGAGTTGGTAAACGGCGTAAGGTCTTCATCGTATGCAGAAATAATTATAAATAGTTTCCCAGTTACAACTTTCTCATTGTACGATAATATATTAACGACTGCGCCGAGCTGGTACACAAGCATCACCACCAACAGCAATAATTCTCGCTACGGTAATTATATAGCTTATTTAAATCACAGTGATAATAAGTTGTTTTTATACGGGACGCAGGTATTTGCAAATGGAGCATTTACAAGTCCCGCTGGTGCTGCAACATTTTACGACTGGGCAACAAACACGCCTTTCATAATTCCTGCAACAACTGGCGCTTGGCGGAACAGCATTATTGACCCGACCGGAAATTCAGCTTTTATCAACGTATGGGCTTCGACAAGTCAAGGATGGTGCAGGTATGTCTTTTCTACAAATACGCTGACAGTATTGAGTACTGCGGAATCATGTAATAATACCGTGTTCAATTCAACGGGAACTCGCGCTTACACTAACGATATAAATAATTTATTGGTTTATAATTCAACTACAAATGTCGCATCTGTTGTTCCGCTTGGGGTTGGCAATTTACGAGCCATGTTTATAGATAAAAATGATAAATATATTGTAACAAGTTCATATGATGCAGCAGCAGTTTATATAATAGATATAGTAAATGACGCCAACACTAAAATGTCAACTGGACAAATTGTTTCGAATGCTACTATAACGTCGGCATGGTTTGATGACAGTAGTACCTATTGCTATGCTATATTTAATACTCAGAATACTAATATATATAGGATAAAATTATCTGATAGAACATGGTCATTATTTATAACATTGCCTATCGCAACATCAAACATCACAATAATCAACAAATATTTATACATTTTTGGAATAAATACCAGCACTCAATATTCAATGATTGATACAACGGCTGCAACGCCAACCATTATTGTCAACTCTCTTCCAACGGGATATAATACGGTATTACATGCATATGAAACGAAAAATAAAAATGTGTATTGTTCTGTCACTTACAATGGAGTTCCAACCATTGCACATTTTACTGGTTTTCCAAATACGTTCAGTAATTCAAGCGGCATCATGCTGGGTCCTTCTATGAATTATTTAAACGCCAATTTAGCAAATTATAAATTATCAAATAAAAATTTTACAAGTTCAAAATTTACGAATGCAACGATAACAAATGTTGATTTTACTAATTCGAATCTTACTACTGCATCATTCAGTGGAGCAGTTGATTATTCCACCGCCGATTTAACTGGGGCGACATTAACTGGCGCTATTTTTAGTGATAGTTTGTTCGATTACACGTTGGATGCAAATAATAATGCAACTGTTATAAAATATCGTGGATCAGCAAGTTTAGTTTTTCCTGAGAAAGTAAGTGACACATATACAATCACTGTAATTGGAGACAACATGGATTGGGGGCTAAGCTTTACCAATTTTTCATTCAGCGCCACCTCTAAACTGGTTTCAATTGGAGCAAGTGGGGGTCCAAACATGGGTATTATTACATCGCCATTTGGTCCAAAAAATTTCTTTCCACCAACTTTGACCAGGATTGGTAATGGAGCATTTTATTATCGCACTGTAGCGTCGAGTCCAGAATTTCCGACGTCGAATGACTTTAGATTTGCGGCTATTATTCTTCCACCAGGTGTCAACTTCATTGGACAAAATGCGTTTTCACAATTTAGTGTCCTTGTAAAAATAAAACCGACTCTTGCATGGAGTTCTGCATTGATAACACCTCGTGAAACGGGGTCTACATTTACTTATACGGCAACAAGCAGTGGTCCTGTTGGATACACTGGTTATAATGGGTCTAGTGCAAATTCAAACATGCCTGTTTATTATGCATCAACAAATACATCCATTGCCACAATTCATTCATCGACCGGGTTGGTAACGCTTGTAGGAATTGGAACCGTCACATTTACTGCAAATCAAGATTCACAAAATAGTGGTGAAGTTAGTTTTTACTCGGCTGATACGCTTACATCAGCAACACTAACTGTTACAAAAGGTAAGCCCATATTGAGTGCTTTTTCATTTGCATCGAAAAATGTGGGAGATGCGGCATTTCAGGTTACGGCGCCAACAAGTCAAAATACGGTTGGTGCATTCCATTATACAAGCGATAATTCGTCGGTTGCCACAATTACAGATGCGGGAATGATTACCATTGTCAATGTTGGTTCTGCCACAATTACTGCAAATCAAGACGAGACGACTTTTTTTGATGCACCGACAGCCATTACTGCGACACTCACTGTTGGAAAAGGAACACCTACATTGAGTTTTCCATCTCAAAGCGTTACTAAAACGATTGGAGATGCTAATTTCAACGTGGTTGCAACCGCGCCAGCTCTTAGCACTGGAGCATTTCATTATACATTCAGCAATTTAATTTTTGGCGGAATTGCAGGAACGCAATTTAATCGCGTTGCAATGTCGAGTAATGGTCAGTATATTTCCGTAATTTATTCAGACCCAGCTAATTATATTTACGTATCCAACAACTATGGATTAACTTGGACTCGTTATGCTTTCGCTGATGCTGGTTTGAGAATCGCCATGTCATCATCCGGACAATATCAAGGTTACAACAATGCTAATGGAGTATTTCTTTCAAGTAATTATGGTGTTAGTTTTGCGAAGACAGGAACTGGTAATACTGGAAATGTGCGTGTTGAAATGTCAGATTCTGGACAGCATATTATCAGCTTACAATCACAAAGAAAAATTTGTACGTCGCTTGACTATGGTTCAAACTGGGCACTCAAAATGTCCGATGCTTATTGGGAGGATTGTGCAATTACTGCGGACGGTGCTACTCAATTCGCGCTTGAATGGGGGGCAGGGAAAATATATAAAACTACAGACAACTGGGCAACAAATTCGACAATATACAGTTCTGGCATATCATACCAACTTAACGAAATGGCAATCTCGTCTGACGGGAAATACCTTGCATGCAACAGAGCGATATCATCGGATTATGGAGTTATATGGAGAGCAACAACATTTCAGGGCTCAACAAATATTTGGACAATGGTGTCAATATCTGCAAGTGGCAAAATTCAGGCACTGGGTAATAGTGAAGGAATTTACTTTTCTATTGATTACGGAGCTACATGGAATAAAGACACATATTCAGCAACAAATGCGTCATCTTTAACAACTATGTGCGTATCTAGGGATGGTTCTTTTATTGCGGCAGGATTCGGTGCAAATTTAATAAGAATGTATATAGGAGGATTAGCGGCTGCAAATATTGCAACTTTGAATGAGCTTTCTGGTTCAGTGTTATTAACAGGTGGCGGAAGCATTATTATATCAGCGTCACAAGATTCATCAACGTCGTACAACGCATCCACCACTTCGGCAAAAACCATGTTGATTGTAAACAAGGTTACGCCGACGTTGAGCAATGTTACGATTTCAAAAACGTATGGAGACGCGGCATTTCAGGTTACAGCACCCGCAGGTTCTAGCACGAGCACAGGAACAATGAGTTATGCTTTTTTAAGCGGAGACACGACGGTTGCGTCAATAACCGGTACGGGACTGATAACGGTCAACAAAGTAGGCACAGTTGTATTTTCTGCAAGTCAAGATGAAACATCCGGTTATAATGCGCCCACACCTGTAACTGTGACACTGACTGTTTCGAAAGCAACGCCGACTTTGATAGATTTTACAATTGCGCCAAAATATATCGGAGATTCGGTTTTTACACTTACCGCACCAACAATTAAACAATGTTTATATTCTATAAATTATCCAACACCAAACACACAGTTAACCAATTTTCCAAGAATAAGTACACTAACTCATTGGGAAATAAGTATTTCATTCAATAAAACTGCAGTCTTGAGTCGATATGAATTTTTAATGGGTAATCCCATTTCTACAACTAGTGGATGGGCATTTTTTTTAAATCCGGGTGGTGGAGTCCATATTGTTTCATATACTGAAGGCATATATTGGGATTTCTTAAGCGGTATACTGATAAATACAAATTATGTACTCACAATTCAACGAACTCTTACTCATCTTTATGTTTTTCTAAAGAATGTTAGCACAGGAGTTACAGTATCTTCTAATCGTGATTATATTAGTGAGGGTAAAAATTTGATATTAACTCCAGATAATATTTGTACTTTTGGCACAATTAATTCACCTACAACATTATCTGGAATAGTATCATCCATCACTGTTAAGGACCCCCGAACGACCGAAGTAAGCGACGGACCACTGCGCTACGCGGTAAAATATACATACGCTAATATGTTTTCATCCATTGCTGCAGGTTCTGAAATTATGGATTCGGCAGTATCATTGAACGGCATGTATCAAACCGTAACGACGTATAAAAATGGATTCTGGTTATCTGCCAACTACGGAGCAACCTGGACAAATAAATCGCCTTCATCAAC